CTTGTGTTGGCATGTTATTTTTCCCTTAGGTACCTATTAAGTAATTCCACCAAAATTTTCAGTTGATAACGCCCCAGACGGAGTGTCTCTACAGTCGTATGTGCCTTGTACGGCTTGTCCAAAAGCATCATTCGCGGCTGTACTAAAATCCCCATAATCCCCATCTGGAAAATTTGTTGACTCGCCGGTGAAGTTAGCCACTCCTACGACGGTGCCGGCACCGTTTCTCATATAAATTATTTTATCAACGGCATTTACTGCGATCTCACCTATGGCTAGATCACTTTGAGACGGTGCAGAGCCGGCTGAATTACTTCTTTTTGGCTTTATTATCGTTGTCATTGGTCAAATTTGCTTCTGTTAAATGACTGGGCTTCATACTATTTAGCTGTTCCGTAGCAACTACTAATTTGGCTTTTAACAATATATTTTCTAAATTTAGTTCATTCATCTTACTTGCAAGCAGGTTGATGTAATGATTGATTAATTTGTCGTCCATAATATTATCCATTATGTAGTGGGGAGAGTTATCCCTCCCCGGGTTGTTAGAATGTTCCGCCGTCAATTGTCGCCGCGGCTAAGCGGGTATCAAATGCTGAGTTGAAACGAGCGGCTGTGTAATAAATGTTTGTTGAACCTTCAGTAAGGTCATCTGTGTTTCGTCCAGTGAAGGCAGCGACGGTACCAGCTTGACCAGTTGCATTACCTTCAACGTTAGCAACTAAAGTAGCAACCGCATAACCTGTGCCTGTAACGTCTACGGTGGTTGTAGGGACAGCCTGGGTGTCTTTAAACAGCTTCCACTTACCATCGTTGGCATCTCGGAAAAGTCCAGCATATAGATCTTGTGAACCGGTTGAATCATATAACCCGAAGAAACCAATGTCAACAGCATCGCTACCGTTATTGCCTGAAGCAAGTTTAAATAGTGGATCCGTTACTTCTAAGTTTGTGGTGTTTACTTGTGTTGTAGTACCTGAAACAGTTAAGTTGCCTGAAACAGTTAAGTTGCCGCCGATAGTCGGGTTAGTAACTAAACCAACTGTAATTGCATTATCGGAAACTGTAGTTTCAATTTCGTTTGATGTACCTGAAAAAGTTAATGTATCAGTACCGATTCGCACTGCGTCATTTGTGCCACTGTCAGCACCAACAGTGAGTGTAGATGAAATCGCCGCAGTCGAAACCGCAGTAACAAGACCTTTGGCGTTAATTGTAAGTACGGGAATTGCCGTAGATGAACCAACATCACCCACGGTTGAATTAACAGTTGCCAACGTTGATGAACCAGTTACGCCTGCTGAACCATTAAACGATCCAGATGTCCAAGCAACATCGCCTGTCATGGCAATTGTTCTGCCAGCCGCCAATGTAGTTGCAGTGTCAGCGTTACCTGTTAAAGCGGCAGTTATCGCATTGGCAGTGAAGTCACCCGAACTATCCAAAACAACCGCTTTAGATGCTGTGCCGTCAGATGCAAATTTAGCAGTATCTGTTAAGTCAACTGCCAGAGTAACAGCACCAGCAGTACCGCCACCAGAAAGGCCAGCTCCTGCACCCACAGATTCAATATCACCTGCGTCATTGGTAAAACTAATTACACCAGTTGAACTATTGTATGCTAAGTCGCCGGAAACACTAAGTGCCGCTCTTACTCTCCCTGTTGTATGGTAGAGATTTGATGAACCTTCAGAAAGGTCATCTGTGTCTCGTCCAGTGAAGGCAGAAACAGTACCTGCGTTTCCTGATACGTCACCGGTTACGTTACCCGTCACGTCAGCACTAATTGCACCTGACCCGTTACGTTTAACAATTGCGTTGTTTGTCTTCGCCGTAGTTGCCGCATCAACAAGATCAGTGTAGTATTTGCCACCTATAGTATGGATGGCGGCACTGCCGTCATTGTTTAGAGACTCAATATATAGTTTAGCCCCTACCCCATCATTTGATTTATCTTGTGTATATGCTAATTCTGCTTCCGCAAGCGCACTTGCCGCCGGTGCAGTACTTCCCGTTGAACGTTTGATCTGAATAACCGTAGCCACTTATATACTCTCCTCTGCTTAAACTCTTAAAAGGTACCGCCGGATAAGACTACGTTAGAACTCTCATCCGATAATACCGCTGTTACATTGTCAGCCATTGAAGTGGCTACCCATTTTTTAGTGTCGGAGTTATATAATAGTGTTTCACCCGTTTGTAATCCTGTTTCACCTACATCAAAGTTGCCAAAACTATCTTCAAGTTTACCAACTTTGACTTTAGAACCTGATGCCACTGTAGCCAGAGTCTGACCAGTAATGGCGGTTACCTTTTTTCGTATCCCTCCGCTAGAATTGGATACTTTAACTTTTACATTTTCAGCCATTACGCTCTAGTGACCTCTGGATTTACAGTTATGATACCCTTGAGTACCTTAATAGTTTCTGCTGTCGCCGCGGCTTCTATATCATAAACATACCGACCAGCTTTTAACGCGGCAGTCTGTGCCGCAGTAAGTGATACAGTGATATTTCCACCATCTCCATCATCCTCTGCGGTAAAGGCTGTATAAGTATTAGAGTAATAACTTCTACGCATTTGTGACGCCGGAGTGTACGTTGATAGGTCTTTGGCGGTACCGTCAGCATTACTAACTGCTACAGTAAGTTGAAACGTTGTGCCCTGTTCAATTGTCAGATTCTGTGTGGTTGCCATTATACTACCCTATGTTTGTATTATTTATAAGATGTGAAAATTAATGAGAACCATACTTACTATCAAATACGGTAATAAATATTCATCGGAGGATGTTAATAATATTTATAATGCAACCAACGGTGATTATAATTACGTGTGTCTGACAGACGATCCAGTAGGCTTACATTCCGATATTAAACCTCTTCCCATAGATGCTGAACTCGGACATTGGAATAAAGTTCTAATGTTTAGCTTACTCGATTTAGGGGATGTTCTTTATTTGGACTTAGATGTCCATATACAAAAAGATATAGTTGACATATGGCAGTACTGTTGTTATACTACATCTGTCTGCTACACTTACTGGAAAGATAAATCTTTCCCCACAACAAGGGGTGAAGAAGTACCTGAAATGAATTATTTAGGTAACTACAATTCAAGCGTCATGTTGTGGAAAAGTGGAACATGTGATTATATAGTAGATAAGTTTTTAAAAGATGAAGATTATTATATGGTTAAATATTGTGGTGGGGATGATCGTTACTTCTACCATGAAATTGAAATGAACTCATTACCAAAGGGACTTATATACTCATTTGTATATGGGGCTGAGTATGATACAGATAACAAAAACTTTAAATACCGACCAGAATATACGATAGCACTCCTTAACGGACAAGATCAATTCCCTAAAGCGAAACAACAATATTATGATGCAATTTCTATGCATAAAGTGGGGTAATGCTTACTCACCCGAATACGTAAATAATCTTTACAATATGGTAAAGAGAAACTATATTTATGAATTTCAGCTTCATTGTTTTACAGATGACAGTGAAGGTATTATCAGTGATGTTACGACACACCCTATTCCAGATATTGATCCTCTGCATCCTAAGTATTGGTTTAACAAAGAACACTATTCGTGGGATCGCCCAAAGTTTTTATTATTTAATGCTCATAGCTGGTTAAATACAGAAGGACCGTTCTGCTATTTTGATTTGGATGTAATAATTCAAAATGATATTTCAGATTTTTATGAAAAAGCATTCGACCCACATATACTGTATTCACACTGGCAACCAGAGAATCAACTACAAGACCGTTTCTTTAAAAACATACGCGGAACATATTTTAATTCAAGTTGTATGCTGTGGTGGAACAATCAGTGTCAGCACATATACGAAGATGTGTTAGAACATAAGGACGTAGTGTTTCATACATTCTATAAGGGAAGTGATAACTACCACCAATGGAGACTACCTACCCATATTCGCCCATATGAAAAAAAGGATATGTTTTGGAATTTCTTACCACATGAAGATTACTACAGTTTCAACTATGCAAAACGAAATGACGATGCTAAGTTGGTACTTTTTAATCAGAACCGAGTACCTGGTGATGTGAGTATTGGGTTAGATGAATTAGATGATTTTGAATTACTTATCAATTGGCACGGGTTTGAAAACTTTGAACAATTGCGAATGTTATCTTTTGAGAAGTTAAATGATTTGGATAAGTGGGAATTGGAGTGGGCGCAAAAGTTATTTACTAACGGGGATTTAATATCTCTACATGAACATTTTGTGAAACTATTTCCAACTGAAGATATAACCAAGAAGGATCAATCTTTCTTTTGGAGTAAGACATTTGATGATGTTATAACTGACTACGAACAATACCGAGTTAAGTTTTTAAA